TATCACACATCCAAATAATATTAACGTCCATATTGTTCTCCTATTCATACATTAGGCTCCCTCTAACCATGATCAAAATATACTCAGCTTTAAGGTGGTTCTAACTGGTTATACCGATCAATTTTCAAAGATTGATCGGTTATACAGTTCGATTAGCATAAGTTATTGTAATAAAAGGAATTAATCCACCAGCTCATAGCAACTTTTTTTCGGTTAATCGTCAACCTCAGTACCAGAAATCTCGTACATTTCCTGTAGATATGTTTGGAGTGCATATTCAGCCGCCTCTGCAGTTGCATTGGTGCCGTCACAAGTAAACGCGTAACGAAACTGATAGTTTAGTATCGTTCCCTCAATAGTAAGGGTGAAACAGCACACAACCTGTTGCGGCTCAGTTTCGATAACCTCTACCACATTTAGAAAATTAAACTCGACGTTGTAATAACCGCGAGCATCGGGCGTACCGACTCCATCGACAATTGATTCGTCTGGTATAAATTTAGCTGTGAAGGTCATTAAATAGGTTTCCATTTTTCTGAAGGATTGTTAACTGGATACCACAACCCGTCATTTGACGCGTAGAGCATCTGCATTTTTGGTGTGCGTATTGTATCGGTACAGAAACACATCCCATAAGTTGTTTTAGCAGGGTCTGGTAACTCAGCATATGTATAACGAGGGAATCGGATAGCATCATTAAACTCCTGATACTGTATATAACGCGGCTCGCCATTAATAAAAATCGGAATCCATTCTGTAGCATTCACTGATTTCAGATTAGAAGATTGCAGCAATAAGTTTCCTGCATCTAGATCCATCCCAAACCCATTACCGTCATAAGAACCAGAATTCACCGCCCAACGTCTTGGGACAACCACGTTATTTGCAATTTCATCAATGTTAGAAAGCTGTGAGTTTGAAGCCATAAAATAAAATGGTGAGCCAGAATTAAGGCGAGGTCTGCTGTTTGTCTCAATAAAAACGCCGGTAGCTCGTGCATACTGCGCGATCCGTACATAAAGATGAATAGTCTGCCAGCTATGTACGAGACGAATCTCTTTTACCGGCGTACCACCCTCACCGTGCCAGTGGGCCTCAATGGTACCGGTAGTGGCCTCGTTCGGTTTTTTCATCTCAATATACAATCTGGCTTCACCGCCGCCGAAATTAGTTGATCCTGGGCGCGTGACAGGTGTTGCCGTGGTTTCCCAGCCAGCAGCACCCACAAATCTTACAATAGCTGTATGACCAAGCACAGGCAGCGTGATGCGCCCGACATAGAACCATGTCTCCGCATTATTTGAGTTCTGCAGAACGGTATCTGTGTATTTAAATCCTGATGCAAACCCTGATTGCATTGTGGTGCCGGTAACGCCAATACTTGTGCGCCCCTGATCCATTACGTTAGTCACCCAATCAGGAATTGCACCTCCGTTATCCATGTCAGGTGTATAACCTGACAATGTGTTATCTACAGTCGCACCTTGCGCAAAACGGCAGTTAATTTCTGTTGTTTTTGCCCATTTGGTTTTGGCGGGATAGGTTGAGTTCTCCATAATGACGGTATCCAGCAGCCAGCCACCCTGCGAGATATCGTATGTGTACTCATTATTTGAGAACCACACATTACGCATAATACTTTGGCCGCAGCGGATCAAACGCAGCACATCAACGGTCGTGTTGCTAGAGAAATTCGAATTTGAAATCTCTATGGCCGTTGAGTGGTTCCAGCCTGCTTTTTGAGTGTTGGACCAAAGCGATCTCAGAAATCCACCTGATAGTTTCGAGCAATATATCTGGTCGAATTTAGTATCAATAGTGTCCTGCACATCGAAAACTAATCCGCCATTACCATTGCAGCGAATTGATTTGACGCGGATGTACTGCCCAGCTGTACAGACGTTCTTATAAAACGGGGTAACTGTACCCTCTCCAATGAAATGCAGGCCGCTAATCTCCATCCGGCGCGCATTGACCTGGAAAACAGGTGTGGCAGACGTTTTATCAATGAAATGAACGCGTGTGAGAGGAACAACGCCATATTCAACATCTGGCCCACGGAACCGGAATATGCCCTGCTCAGCCTCACCAGAGAGATCAAACGCTGAACTGAGTGCGATATCCCCTGCAGGCGTTCGCACACCCACAGAATTGCCTGACTGCGCCAGCATGCCGTAATACATGCGTTTCACGGCGGGCATGTCGTCTGTTACGCCATCCATTACCGCGCCATAGTGCGTAACATTTAGCATCTCAGGGGTGCAATCGCGGCGCCAGCGTTTACCCCCATTGGTGACTATGATGTAACCGTCATCGTCTGCTGACGTTGTATCGTCTTCCCAATAGACAAATGTTCCGCCGCCTTTTCCGGTACGAATTGCATATTCGCGCACAAAAATGCGCTGTCCATTAACCTCTGGCTCTATCGAACGCAGAGTGTAAATATCAGGACATTGCCCTACCTGTTTCAGCCCATCCACAGCAGCGATTTCCTGACGCAATGCAGCATCACCAATTGCTACCAGATGTGCTGAGTCTGTCTCCCATGAGGTTGCATCGTTACCGGTAGTCGTCCAGGGAATGTCTGTAGAGGCGGTAAGTTTATAAAATTCGCTCTGATATCGGATGATCTGGTTGTATTCATCAATCGTGAGCGGTCCATTCTCATAGTCACCGACAACAAAATATCCAGAGTTCTGAATAAAAACGTTGAACCGGTCAGACTGACTATGCAGCTGGACCACAAACCTGTGTTCCTGATCTTCCATCTGGTTCTGGAAATCGGTTTCCATTCCCCACCAGGTTTTACGCAACACGCCAAATCGGTCGGACCACTCAACTCGATCTAAATCATTAACAAAGTGATCAAGGTTTTGCGCATTGTCATACAGGTCTTTAGCCGCGGGTGAACCCAGCGGATTACGGGTATTGTAGGTCGTCATTTTTACCTCAAAAAAAATCCGCCCTAGCGGGTTTAATTAGGAAACGTCGCCGGGATAACTGGCGTCGTCATACTGATATTTGAGCGGGGTATATTGCGTAGCAGTGATTTCACAGGTGCCGTCAGACGAGGGGGCTATTTCTTTCAGTAGCGCGTCATATCCAACCCGCTGGGAACTGCAGAAAATCAGCCGGGGCGGTTCGACGGCGGGATCGTCCATAATCCATTCATCGAATGCCAGTCCAGCAGTAAGGGGAACACTGAGCCTGAACTCATCAACGTACGCAGGTTTAATCAGGCCCGTTGCAGTCCCATCCTGAAGTCGTATCAGACATGCGGGATTAGCGAAACTCCAGTCGGGAGGCTCACTCAGCGTCAGCGTCACCGCTTTACCATCAGATGCGGCCGCAATGATCAGGCAACTGAGGGTGTCATGCCCCGGTATGTCATCAGCCAAAACAATACGATCCATAAATTCATAACAGAGGCCGTCCATTTCAGTAGAAACGTTATGAGTCAGTTTTTCATACCGATAACCCATTAAACGGCGCATGCCGATCCTGTAGGCCCGATCTTTATCCAGTACACCGTCGAGTTTGTAGTTCTCGATTTTTGATGGCGTCGGCCTGTCAGTTAACCGGCACTGTATGGTTTCCTCGGACCACGTTTCCCCGTTGATGTAGGTTACATTCACCCCATCGTAATCATCCTGTGATGGCAGAGTGAATGTAGTTTTAAGTTCCTCAGTAGTCTCCTGCGGAGTTAACGCTCCAGTCCAGGTTTTGATGCCCTCGCGCCCCGCCGATGCCAGCCCATCAGACAGCAGGAAATAGCCCATCCCCGCATTAGTTATCGTCTGCAGGACATCTAGCGCAGAGGTGCTATCAGAATCGGCGCTGAAATCAAAATATTCATGCCGCGGGGTCCAGTACGTTTGTTCGAGAGCGTTAATAGTGGTTTCGTCAGCAGTCATGCCCAGGCTATCTAATACGTGGAACAATGCACCTGAAACGGTTCTGGCCGTTCCCCTGTCATATTGACGTGTCACTACAGCATTTATGCGGCGATCAGACTGTGCGGCCAGTTTGCCGCCTGTTTCGACGCTAACGGCCATTGTAGTGACGCCACGATAGCTTGATGGGCGTGCCGGTAGACGTGATCTTAACGCCTGCCAGTATGCGCTATCGCGGCAGTTTTTCTCGCCCTGCTCGTTTGTTCGCCGACAACGGACCTCTACCAGCCCCGATTTGCTGGTTGTGATTCTCTCGGTATAACCCAGGCCGTTTATAGATTTGTTTTTATAGCTGAATTTTTTGGAGGTCCAGCCCTCCCCGGAACCATAGACTCGATATTGAAGTTCCAGTTTGACGGTGCGATCTTTTTTCTTTCCGTTATCTTTAAATCCACAGATTCCTGACGGAAAAGAAAAATTTACCTCAAAACAGTTGGTAGTTTCATTCTCAGGACAGGCAAGAAACGGCCCCAGCCATTTCTCATTGTCATTGATGCCCGTAGCCTGAAAATCGAGGGAAGTTCGAGCGCTGAATCCGGGCCATGTTCCGTCCTGAACACCATTAATCAGCCGCGCCACTGTCACCGATGCACCATCAATACTGAGCAGTCGATAAATGCTCCCGGAATGACTCAGGGAAATTCGTTGCATACCCTCCGGGATGCCTGAGAACGCTGCGCCATTGCTGCCCTCATAAGCCAGTGTTACCGACGCCTGCGCTTCCTCCGTTGCGGGCGTGTAACTTGCTATCAGCAATGAATAGGTGATGCTGTTATAGACCAGGGAAACAGGCATGCCGACATAGGGGGCCAGTTCACTAAGACTGGCACCACTAATCTGGCTGTAAAGCCCGCTGGTAGTGACACTGAATGAGTCAGGCACAATGAGCGTTACAGAAGCGCCCACAATCCAGCTTTCAGGCAGTTTATTGTCATTGGACGTCGAGCCACCGTCATCGTCTGTGACGAGGTTATTGAACGTTAGGGAGCCACCTGCGACCGTAATTGAGTCAGCCAAAATGTCATCGGTTTCAGGCGCTGTGGTACCCATATCAAGGCCGCTGCCGCTCGAAGTCCCCCCAACCTCAGTTGAGATAAACCAGTTCTCAGTCCTTTCATCACCGCCAACATTTGATCCCGGGGGAAAAACCGTATAACTAAATCCATCACCCAGCGATGTGACAGGCGTTGAACCCACCCTGAGATCGCCCTCGGAGAATGAAAAATTTCCCACACCGAGGCAAACAAATAGGCTCATGACATATTTTTCGGGATCTATAGCGTCAAAGCGGCCAACTGGCGACACCACGTAATCCGGGTAAATCTGGTATTTGCCAAAAACCTCCCGGATCGGATCACCCAATGCGGGACTGTTTGCCTTTGCCGGATTGAGATCCAGTGAAGAACCAGAACCCACCGATTGGTAGGTGCTGTCCATCCCTTGCGCAGAAAAAATGGCATATGCCGCAGATGCAACCGCCATTGCGACAGCAATCCAGGCAATAGCTACAGCACCCCGCGGTATTGGGTATATTTTGACGTCATCAGAGGCGCAGATAATTTCTGAGGCCCAGTTCTCTGGAAAAAGACGTCGGCCATTAATTTCGACGGTCACAGGCTGCTCGCGATTGATGCTGTAGCCGCTGACGTTAGCAGTCATCCATTCATGCAGCGTCATAGCAGCGTGGCAGTGTGTTTCCAGTGGCTCACCAGGCAAACGAGAGGGATAGATGCGGATAGTCATAGCCAGTATTCCACTCTCACAAATCGCCGTTTAAATCGGGCTAATGGCATGAAAGTTACATTAAGTTTAGGGTTACACTCGGCGACAAATAGCATGCCGTCGATACTGACGATGATCGCCACATGCGTCACCAGACTGCCGGTGTAACATGCCACTCCTGCGCCAACCTGAGGCTCACAGCGCGTGAGTGTTTTCATCAGCTTCAGTGCCTCTCGGTTTAGGCCGTCATCGTTTTTTGTGACACCGGCAAATTCAGGCCAGGCGGGTAAATTCATGTCGCGACGTATTTCGTTAATTAGCCCAAAACAGTCAATTTCGGGAAAAGTGCGCCCGCCCTCCAGCCATACAGCTGAAAGGTATTTTTCAGGATTGAACAAAATAAAACCTTTTTGGAAGAATCAGGAAATGTAGCGCAGTCCCGGAAACTCCGGGAGCGTGTAACGCCAGCGCGGCCAGGCTGTATCGAGTACGTTCATATAACCGGCAGTGAACTGAACCTCAACCGCCGTCCAGTAACCAGATTTGATAGTGAGCGTATAAGGAACATTGGCGGGTGCTGATCTGTCGGTTGAAATGAAGCAGCGGTAAATCAGATATGCATCCTGCAGATTATTAATCGCGTCCCTCACCTCTGATGAAACAACCCCATCCACATTGCAGATAGCAAAATTTAAATCCTGAGTGCCGTCTGCGTTTTTTGCAGGCAGAGCGATATCAATACCGCAGGCAGTAAATGTCTTCACCTCCCCCGTCTCAATTGTCGCGGTGAAATCTGTCCATCCGCCCGCAAGCCAGTGCGTTTTCCCAGCGACATTAATTTCCAGTGTCTCAAGGAGCACTTCGCTGCCGCCTGAAGCATAAAGCCTGTTAAGAACCGTCATTTTTGGGCCACTCTCTATTCAGAGCCAGATCAATAATATCGGCGTTGACAATGTAATCAGGGAACTCACCCCATGAACTATCAATCGTGGGCCTGTCCCATAATTCCAGCGTTGCCGTGTACTGCCAGTAATGCGGAGGAACCAGGGTCGGCCCCTTATAAATACCCATGAACCGGCATTTATAATCATCCAGCCCGATTGGAGTCTGCAGTTTCATATAAAACCAGTTCACCCCGTCCTTCAGTATGTAGCGGTACCACAATTCAAAATACTGAGCGGCCCCCTGATTTAAAAATTGCCAGGTAACTGAGGCGTTGGTGGGAGTTGAAAGATAGCGACGGCGCTGGCGCGCCCTGCCTGACGTCATAGTGGTACGCAGCAGCGGATCTATTGGTTCAAACCCATAGCCGTCCTGCAGCGGCATAGGCAGATAATCATGAGGATAAAAAATATCCGCCATTAGCCGATCCTCCGTTTAGTGTTCCATCCATTACCCAAAGCCTTCGAGACCTTACCCTGCCCGCTTGCCAGATGTTTGGCGACCATTTCATAACCCTGTTTAGCCCCCTCAATTTGTGCCTGTCTGACGAGCGCAATCGTGGTATCAGACGGGTTGCCGTTTATGGAAATGGGCGAGCCAGTAAAATTAAAACTCTGTTTAGTGGAAACGGTATCTCCAGACACGTTTGTCGCGCCGGTTCCATATCCCTCGCGTGACAGAGTGGCGTCCAGCCCGTTTTTGCGGATGTTATCAAGATTTGAAACACCGATGCTTTTAGTTGCGGCAGCATCAAAAACGTATTCCTTGCCGTGTACTACCCCGGCAATGTCGTTAACTCCTCCGCTACCGGTGAAGCCGCCGCTTTTGAAGCCCACACCAGCAACCGATGAGAGATCAGAAACAATGCTGGCTGTTGCCGCCGCAACTGATGCCATTGCCGCGATGTTATACGGGAATGGGTTCGCCGCAGCCATCGCAATACCCTGCTGGATGGATACCAGAGACTGAGCAATAGCGAACGCCTTGCTCGCTGCAAACGCTGCTTTATAGATCCCCGACTGCTCACCAAATCCCGTCGCCAAGATAGAAAGGCTGCTGTCCATCATGCTCTGCGTGGCAGTGTTAATCAGCGTAGTTTTCTGCGTTTCCAGCGCCTGATTAGCCTCTGCCGCTTTCTGCCTGATGGCCGTCATTCTGGTCTCGCCCTCGGTGGTGATCTGCGCAGCCTGAGCGTAAGCGGCCTCCTGCTGCTGCAGCCAGAGCTGGAGTTGCTGTTGTGCCTGCATCATCTGATTAAGTTGGGTCTGCATACCTCCATACGATCCTGATAACTGGCCGCCCTGCGGTGCCAGCGTCCCGGTGACCTGCGTGACAGTTTTTGGCAACGTCACAGGCGTATTTTTATAAATATCGGCCTTGGTTTTGTCATACTCACCGGGCTTGAGTTGTCCGGTGGCTTTGGCCTTTTCGAGTAGCGCGAGCCGGGTAGTCAGCAGGTCGTTTGTTTTCTCAACCTGATCACGAACCGACAACTGCATTTTGTGAAAATCAGTCAGCGTCGTAACCTGGGCTTGTAATGCCTCCTGAGTTTTATACGCCTGAATAATTTCGCCTGATTGCGCCAGCAGCGACTTCTGATCGGAGGTGAGTTTGGCTTTTCTTTTCAGTTCAGCTATCTGCTGCTCGAATTTAATACGTTTCTGAGTTGCAGATGAGAGTTTGTCTGCAGAAACGAGCTGCGCATTCAGAGCGGCAGTTTGCTGATGAATAGATTCCAGCAGACGCGCCCCTGCATCCTCTCTGTACGCTTTGGCTTTCGGCATTTTAGGAGTTTTAGGAGTTTTAGCCGGTTTCGGATCTTTATACATTTCATTGATGCGCTGGACATTATTAGCGTATTGCTGCGCGCTAATTGCTCCCGCATCCAAAAATCTTTTCTGTTCCTTTATCGCTTTATTACGGCGCTCGGCATTGCTGAGAAATAGCTCGTTGGCTCTGTCCGCCTCGATCTGAGTTTTGACCAGTTTTTGCTGCGCCTGGTCGTGCTTAGTGATCGCGCCGGTTAGAACACCCTGCGTTGTGATTTGTGCCTGCAGCTCATCACGCTGTTTGATCATCTCAGGCAGGTTGTAGCCATTGGCATTGGCCGTAAATCTGTTCCAGATTCCGCCCTCTGCCTGACGTTGCTGTGCATCTGCTATATTTTTGTTGAGCGTAGCCAGTGCGTCAGACGGTGACTGGCCTCTGCCAATATCCAGCATTTTATCCCAGGCATTACCGGCAGCATTTGCCAGGGAATTCCATGCGCGCTCAAGCGATCCGAGGTTGTTGTGGATCTCCTGAGCGCGTTGCTGCATCGCGCTTGCGTACGCCTCAGTTGCAACGCGCGCGGCCTCCTGCTGGTTGCCCTCATCCTGCAGCGCCTTAACCTGGTTATAAGTCGCCAGCGTCAGGAAATGATATTTATCGTTGAGGCTGACCAGTGCACTAAGTGGCTTACCTGATAGCTCATTAAAATTCCCCACCAGCTCGTCGGTAGAGATACCCGTTTCACGCGTAATCTCAACTATCGCGGTTGCCGCGCGCTCCAGTTCGTCGCCCGCAACTTTACCAGTGCCGACCAGTTCGTTAATCACTGCCGACGCTGCGCCGGTAGTTGAGTTTGCGGTGGCGGCTACACGCGAGGACATAGCTACCAGTTCGCTGGCAGTTTTTCCGACCAGATTATTGGTTAACGTCAGAGACTGATTAAACCGGTCCTGCTCCTGCTGCCCTTTATAATAGGCCAGCCCCAGAACACCGAAAGCGCCAGCGGCAAGCGTGGCCGGATTGATTAAACCAGCCACATAACTTGCCATGCCCTTCATGGCAGGACCGATACCGCCAAACATGTCCTTAAGCTGGCCGCCCTGCTGCATTAGAATCATGAACGGAGACTGACCGGTTGAGAGGCCCACTACAATGTCGGTCATCTGGGCCGGTATCAAGCGCATGGCCCACGCGGTTTGTTTAGCGGACATGCCCGTTCTTGCCAGCTGAGTCTGCGATTTTTCCAGCTCAGCACGCATTTCACTCAGGGTGCCGGACAATTTAGAGTAAGAGTCTGTTGAAAGAAGGCCCGTTGATTTTGCCTTATCCAGTTGCTGTTGCTGCTGCTCCAGACGTCGAAAACTTTCGCTGACAGGATCGAGCTGAGCAACCAGCCGCTGGAGTGCTGCGCGCTGTTCTTCGTGAGCTTTGACTGCCTCTCGCTCTGCCTTAGCCTCGCCAGTTACCTCACGACGGGCTTCAGCCAGTTTTTTGCTGTAGTTATCGTACTGCCCGGCGTTGATTTTGCCGGACGATAATGCCTCAGAGAGGGTGCGTTGCTGGGATTCAAGGTTTTTGAGCGCCGCCGCAAGCGGATCCAGCTTATCGAGCGTTGCCTGAAGTGCAGCAACCTGAGCTTTATGCGCTTTCTCAGCATCACGTTCTGCCTGGGCCTCACCAGTTAATTCCCGGCGCGCCTCAGCCAGTTTCGCGGAGTAAGCATCGAACTCCTCAAGGTTCAGCCTGCCACCCGTCGCAGCTTCAGCCAGGGCGCGCTGCTGCTGATCCAGATTTTTGAGTGAAGCTGCCAGAGGATCGATTTTCGCCAGCATCGCGTCGAATGCGCGTGCCTGCGCCTGCTGCTGTGCTGCCGCGGCTCTGCCTGCTTTTTCAGCCTCGCGCTGTGCCTGAGCAACGCCGCTTAATTCCTCGGTGGTTTCGTTTAATTTTTTGGCAAGAAAATCGAATTCTTCTTTGTCGATTAAACCTTTATCGAAATATTTTTTTAGTTCTGAAAATCTGCGGCCGACTGTGTTGATCGCTCTACCGACTGGATCGATAGCAGTTTTTAATTTTTCTAAAGCAGTCTTTTCATCTTCAGAAGCTTTTGTGACTTTATTGGCACTGGAAGCCGCTTTCTGCCCCCACTCGGTCAATCCCTGAAGCGCTGTCGTGAGGTTTACTGCATTTTTCTCAGCGCCCGTACTGTCAATAACGACCGCAAGCCTGGACTCGGTTTCAGACATTTTTTACTCCAGATAAAAAAAACCCGCAAAAGCAGGCATTTTTTTATTTATTTTTTTGTTTCCTTCTAATCCTCTCCTGTTGCTCAGCCCAGTTCGTTCGAAACGCATCATCAAGGGCGTATATCGCCGCCTCAAACTCATCGCGGTCTATCATCAGGCGATGTGAGGTAAGAAAACCGGCTATTTCAGCACAGCTGATGGGAAGAGGAACGGCGTTAGAACCCGCATATCGGCGCTGGCGTGATATGACGGAGTAGGCAGAAAGGATTTCAGAGCAGACACTGTCGAAATCTGGCTCAGGTATGGGAGGCAGTTTTAATTGTTCGCGGCGCCAGCGCGCCTTCTCCGATTTCTCGCCGCCGAACTCCTGGAGCCATTTTTGGGCTTCGAGTACTTTCCCACGGTATCCTCAACCTGCTTTTGTTTGCCCTCGGCAATCTGAGCGGCAACGGACAGGATAATCCAGTATAGGGTGGGCAGTGCCTGCAGCAGCAAAATCCCCTTTTCAGGGGTATAGTCAATCGCCTGGGCTTTGCCGTCTATCATCTCGCCAACTCCCTGCCAGTCGAGCAATAAATATCGGGCGCAGTTCTCAATAAGCAGATCATCGCTGGAATCAATATCACCTACCTCTGACAGAATGAATTCACTGGTGCCAACGTTATAGGTGGCGTCCAGTTTATCCATGTGGCGGCGAATTAATGCATTACGGGACCGATATTCCGGGTTTTGTATGCTGCCGACTTTAAGCCGTAACCCCTTCTCCAGCCCTTCTTTTTCACCGATCCAGCGCTCGCCATTTAAATCAATTTTTTCTGAAATCAATAACATCAAAAACCTTCCTGTAAATACTCAGCCTGCCTGTTAAGCAGGATCGCTGGCGTCATCCGCGCTTGCTGCGGCTTTACGGGTAATAGTCGGTGAAACGTCTGCTGCGGTGATATCCAGTTGCACCTGAATGATTTCCGTATTGCCACCATCGGGCCAGTCGCCGGCCACCTGGACTTTGGGGAAATCGAACTTGTACGAACCTTCATCGTTGGCGATAGCAAAACTGAATGGCACTGTTGAACCGGTAAGGCTTTTGCTCCACACCTCCCACGCTGCCTTTGACCATGAAAGAGTGATTGAGCCTGACGGCGTGAATGTGGTCTGGATATTTGCACCAGCGAAGGCTGAGCCAGTACCGATACAGCGCTGAGTCTGCAGGTTGTTATCAAACGAGATATCGAATGAATCAATACAGAACCCGCTGCCGCCATCAACCCCATTCAGGCTGATGTTAGAGACACTTTTAAACGAGTAGCGCAGCTCGCCAGCATTGTCTTTCGGTTCAGTGAAGTAACTTTTATCACTGGCATTGGAATCCCAATCGAGGCCAGCCACGGTAATCGTTGCAGTAATGTCGCCATCATTTGGGATTTCCATTTTGAACGTGCCGACCTGACAGCCACGAGCAATAGACGCCACGCCAATGTCAGAGGCATAGGTGGCCATGCTGAAAGCGATGCGATCATTACCCATCGTTAAAACATCGTTAACCCACTCTGCACCGAAACAGGACGCCAGAAATTCATCATGCTGGCCCCAGCGGAATTTAGTTTCGACATCGCCACCAACATCAACGGTGCCCATGCTTTTGCCCTGAGCCATTCGAGAGCCGCCGATCTCATCGTTATCGTCAGTGCTCTGGTCAGGTGCAATCCCCCAGGATGTACGTTTTAGCAAATTCCATACGCCAGCCGCAGGAGTGGTTCCCGCGATAGCTTCTCGAATAAAGGCCGAGACGACCTTAGCGCCGCTGGACATGCGGACACCTCCATTTTGAATAGGTTAAATAGCCCGATACGGGATTTGCAGATTCAGCTGATACCAGCCATCGGTTTCACCCGCTGGCACCGTCGAAACTGAGAAATAGCTCAGCCGCCCATCATCCTGAAACTCGAATAGCTCCCGGACTTTGTCAGCGGTCTGAGTGATGAGGAGCGAGCGAGAACCCGCGGGAACGAACAACTGAATGATGATCACACCTGTGCGATGGACTACCGCCCCCGCACCGATTTCATTCGCGCCTGACAGCCCTGATATGTCATTCAGTCGCGCCCATATAGCCCGCCCTGACGGATCGAACACTGGCCCATTCGGATATGTCACCGCATCAGCAGGAATAGCCGTCTGGGCCGTCATCCGTTTAGTGATGGCCTGTCTGATTTCTGTGAACGTCATTTGTAGGCCTGGACAATATCGTTAAACGACACGGCATAGACGCCGGTTGGTGCCTGTTTGGAATGCCCGTTTTCGAGCGCGACGGAGTACGGCAGATTTGTCTGGATATAAATTTTTGAGAAATTCGGGGCAGTGGATATGGTTGCAACACCAGCCTCGATAGTTTTTGCACCTCCCGGATCCGGTTCTGCAGGAACCCAATTGCTGGACTGGTCTATGCTCACGAAATGCGAGGCCCGAAATGTACCGGCGCGATAATCAGGTGGCCGGTAAATCTCTCCCTGTCTCCGTTTCATCTTGCGCGGCTTCTTCAGGCCAAATGGCCCAGAGTTAGCGCTGTACACCGCTTCTGCGAGCGTGACCTTGTGGCCTTTTTTAATCCTCCTGTTACCATTTTTATCTGCAGCGCTGTGCTCATCGCTTTCTCTGAGTGCGTGATTAATGTCACTTACACGATCACGCTGGCGAACCTGCACACTGTTGATGGCCCATAATTCGGGATTTCCAACCGGTGATCTCATAACCACGCTGTTGAGCAACTGGATAGCGATCGCACGCTGTTTTTTGCCTACATCCTCCTCAACGAGTCCCACAAAGGCAGCAGGATCAAAATCCCACGATTTCCCCACTTACGCCCTCCGTAATTGCAAGAGATACGCCGCGCGCGCCGGGTCTGTATCGGCGCTTATGATTTTGTATTGCTGGGATTTACCAGCGATCAGGTCTGGCGCAGTGATTAGATGATCCACCCCAGGTTTACCGCTCACCTCGCTTGTAAGCGCTGTCAGTTTCAGGTCACCGCGCAGGATGTTGACCCCATCAATGCTGTCCAGCCGGTATCTGGACAGCACGCCGCGGCCTGAATAACTGATTTTTTCGCCGGTAATTTGCTCCGTTACAGGATCAACACTTGTTTCTGAAAACCTCTCCCCGGAAAACTCCCAAACCGCATCTTTTAAATCATCATCAAATGCTGCAGCAATCTCTGCCTGCAACTCGTCACGAATACCCACCGTTACCCCCTGTTAACGCGTATTTGCGATGTGCTGGCCCCATACGGTCGCAGTAGCGCCAGCGCCAGTTGTAGGTCTGAATCGAGTAATGCGGTGTTGCTGGTGGATAGCGCTGAATAAGACTTTGAGACTTTGGCTCCGTCTACTTCTACAGAGCGGCTGGTGAGAACGCCGGAGTCAGTTTTCTGCTGGAATAACCCGCCGTTTGCAGCAGCCTGTGCAGCGTAGGCACCCGCCAGCACTACGATCTCAGGAATAACGTCGCCTTTGATATGCAGATTCAGGCCATTCATCCACGCATTGGCAGACAGCACAGAGCGCGATTTTTTGCTGTCCTCTGTCCACCCTATACCCAATAACATGTCCACCTGCGCAATTGTGATGAACGTACGCATATTTAGCCCTCGGCGGCCACCAGCCAGCCATGCTCGATCCATTTCTGGACGTTATCGGAGTGAACTCTGGCCTCGGTAGGACCGCCAGGGAATTCGGGATAATGGCGCACCATCGAAACGGTGGCCGTGCTTTCAACTGACGGCGTATATGTTGATACGCCATTAGCATCCACATCACCCTGTTCACCTGCCACAGGTTTATCAAGTGACGCCTGCAACAGCGCAAGATTTCGCTCGGCGTCAAATTGCTGGCGATCCTGTTCTAGCTGCTGACGCTCCTGATTAAGTTGCTGTTGGTCCTGCACCAGTTGCTCCTGCTGCACAATCAGTTGCTGTTGCTGCTGTTCCAGCTCCTGCCGTTGCTGGTCTAACTCGGTACGCTGCTGTTCCAACTGCTGTTGCTCCGCCTGCTGCTTTTGCAGCTCTTCCGCCTGACGCGCTGCGCGTTGCTCTTTCGTTAAATTCGCCATATGCCCTCCAGAATTAAGAAAGGGGCCGAAGCCCCTTGGATTAACCGAGAATAATTGCTGAGTGCGCCGGTTTGACTAACGCCACCCCCCACGCCAGACCGACCTCGTAACGCACCTGGCGATACTGGCGATACAGCGCAACCTGGAACGTAATGCCCGTTACAGGATCAGTTGCTGTCATAACGTCATCTGCTGCGTCCCCACCTTTTGGCATTGCCGGGGTGCGCGAGGCAAGAATAAAGGCGTTGCGATCAAATGCCATGTTTGGCACGAACCCGCCCTGCACAGTGATTTCGGTATTATCTGCCAGATCCTGACGCAATCCCGGCGCGCTAAGCGTGATAGTCGTTGCAGTAGCGGCTAGCACTACATAGCGGTGGCTATCACCAGCGAACGTCACAATTGAACCTTGCGCGATTTCCCCGGTGCCGGTATCGACAGGAATAATCACGTCACCTTCGTTTTTGCTGCCGTTAACCAGGTAACCTTTGGCTGTAGTGGCAGGCACCTTTTTAATACCGGCTGAGTTATGAAGGTTGAAACCTTCAATACGTCCGATGATGCCCTCGCGTAGAAGTTCGTCAGTGCCTGCCTCGTTAACTTTGAACAATACTGACTGTTTGCCACGCACATTTGCGATGGCTGATGAACCCAGCACCATTTGCAGGTTCGTGGTGGGGGAACCGTTATCCTCCAGCACCTGCCGAGCCTGAGCAAAATCAGTCAGATCCTCTTTGATGCCGAAAGGCGTTGTGCCGATGGTCCCAATTGCGCGGGATGAGCCGTAAAAAAGCGATGCAAGATCAGCGTCAACTTCGTTTGCAATAGCGCGAAATGCCTGGGTGAACTGGTCCGCAAGAATAGTGTTGTAGGTGCCGGATGGGCCAATCGCCAGCTGTTCCTCACCATTCCATTTAACAGGGGCCATTTTGGATTTAGTGATGACCACATTTACGGTATCGATAGCCTGATCGCCATCGTTGGGCGCCGTTGGGCCTGGCACAATGTCTACAGTTGTGGCCGCAGGTGCAACCGGCGCTGATACCGTCTGCCCTTTGGCAGCGGCGTCGGCTTTTGAATTTCGTGCCACGGAAGGAATAAATCCAACCTGTTCGCGGGAAACAATATCCAGAGCGGTGTAGATAGTTGGGATTAACCCGGTGAGGGTGTTAGACATAAATGAAAATTTCCTGTGAAAATAATTAAACGAGGGTTATCTGAGCTATCCAGCTCTGGCACTGGCCCCCATCCAGGGACGCAGCAAAATTAGTCAACGATGGTGATTTTATCGGCCAGCGCCGCCTGTCGTGCGGAAGGGTCCAGCGAGTCGAATGCAGAGCGTTTCATGGTTTTCTGGCCTGCTGCATGCTGGGTTTGCTGTGAGCCACCACCGCTGTTTCCGCTGGCTTTGAGGATGTGATCTTTCTGCGGATACTGCTCAACCAGGTGTTCCAGTGCTTCATCGAAGCTGGCAAGCTCTCCGGGTTTTGAGCGCGAATAGATTTTGTTGCCGCTTGGGTCATAGGCTACGACTTTCCCATCTTCCAACTTAAATGACTGCCCGAAACGGGCCTGCACAAAATCAGAAGGGATCGCCAGTTTGTCGGTGATGAATTTGGATGCTGCAAAACTGCCGCCGATTTTTGCTTCGTACAGTTGGCCTTCGAGCGTTTTGCTCTGCGCGGTGGCCTCATCAAGCTGGGCCTGAAAGGTCTTAGTGATCTCCGCTCTGACCTGATCAACTGCACCGGCATCAATCAGTTTTTTCTGGTCGATTTTTGTCGCCAGCTCCAGTGCTTCAAGCGCCTTTGCCGGATCGCTGATTTTGGCGTATGTTGCCAGCTTGGTTTCTGCTGCCTCTTTCGCCTCACGGTGAGTTTTTGCCTCGCCGTTCAGGGCTGAAATTTTGCTGACCGCCTGAGCAGCATCGAACCCGATTTCTTTGCCATCATCATGCACGTAAACCGGCATGCCGTTTGCGTCTACTTCTGCGTAGTTTTTGCCGTTTACTTCAACTGTCTTCAGTTTCATGTCTTTTACCTGGTTAGCTGGTCATCTGACCGTTGCGCCACGCATCATCCGAATTGCGGCAATAAAAAAGCCGCCATAGGCAGCTCATAAGAATAAAAATAAAAATAAAAATAAAAAAATTAAATAAATTCGATAAATATTTTCCCGCGAAGTTTTCGCGAATAAACTTCATCCCTTTTTGTTTTATGCGTCCTGAAAGGATTAGGGCAAAAACTGCAATCCCCCGATCAATATCCGCCCATATACAATTTTTTATTTTTTTCCATTACTAAAAATATTTCTCCGACCGCGCCCATCGCTTACATAGTGAAAGTTGCTGCCAGCTCCGTTTCGGAGCAATGAATTATGCATATCAGATCCCTGCCCTAATAAACGCCTGTTCATCCCGTTTCCGTAACTGCGACAGCGTCAGCCATTCTCCCCTGTCGGTGTAGAATCTATCCGGCGACATACCACCGTCTCTAATCAGTCTGGCGCGCTGCTCCCCGACTATCTGTTTCTGGCGCTCATACGGCTGGCGTTCAAACCATCCACTGTAGTTAGTATCTGCCGGAACCTGCCCATCCATGCTGGCGCGTGTTGCGCCCGAAATCTCATGGATATCCAGCCCCAGCTCGTCTGCTGATTTGAGGATCAGAGTCTCTGTCGAGCGACAGCAGAAATGAATTTTTCCCGGCCCATGCAGATAGGGAATTTTATGGCCGATAGGTTTGTTAGCGAGCGTATAGCGCAGCCGATCCCGGATGCGACACATAGGCGTGGTGTGATTATCCAGAGTAGACAGCCACTGTTTACCACTCAGCAGGTCATCGTTAACGCTGGCGAACTCCTCTCTGGCAGTGGCTGCAACGTGTCCGACCGCAGTTTTAGCGATGCTGGCCGCATTGCTGCGGCTCATCTGCAGCGCGCCATCCTGATAACCCCGGTTCGCGTGGCCGCGTATTTTTTTCGCCAGTTGCGTTGTTGTGTCGCCGAGTAAAAAACCCTGCCTGATGGTGTTGGATATGCGAGCCATCCTGTCTGCCTCAAGACCGGAGGCCCATTCCCTGAGTAGTTTCCCCTGGAATGGTTTCGACATAGCCGCGGCATAAACCATTTCAGGCGTTACTGATTGCAGTGGATAGCGGGTTTTGACCTCATCAGGCAGCAGGGCATCAAACAGGCTCAGCTGAAATCCAGCCTCATGTTCTGCAAAATCATGGAGTTCTGTCGTCATGCCATTGAGGTAGGCAGCGGTGGCCTGCCTGTTGATCTCACGCACGCCCACCAGCATCGTTTCGATACGTTGCACGGTGAAGCTGGCTGGATCGAGCGTTTCCAGCGCTACAATAAGTCGTGCAGATAATTCAGCGTCACTCTCATTGAGCACCTTCACCATCCGACTTGCTACGCCGGTGCTGTACCGGCTAATCCATAGTGCGTGAGCTATCGACTCATCGCGCAGAGTTTCGTTAATGGTCGCCACCTTAACCCCCGCTCAGAACCACGGGCTGATTCTGCAACTCATCCAGCACGTTCTCAGGCGTAGCGTCAGGGTCAATGATTTTTAGGCGCTGATAGGCTCGTACCGCATCAATCGGACGTATGTCGCCACCCTGCCGCAGACTCTGAATAGCCAGCGCTGAAGGGGCGTTAAATGACTGGTCTGCAACGTCCAGCTCGGTACGCACATCGACATTACCGCCATCACGCTCGCCAATGTACTCGGCCATGATCTGCAGTATGTTATCCAGCGCGTCCTCTAGGGAATTCGCCATCGTGAACAGGGGCGAGTTTTCCTGCATTGTTTCCTGCTCTGTCTGGTCTACGGATTTGGTTGAGGTATTTTCAGCACGCAGCAGTTTTGCACCCGCCATGCGCATCTGATCCTCCAGGGTGTCGAGAGAGGTTTGCCCCGCACCGATGGCGCTGCCGGTATGTTCTACGTACTCAACGCCCTGCTGTTCCCGATCTGTGAAATTCGTTGCACTGGATGCCCCGATTTTTAAAGTTTCACCCTCAGCAAGCCCGAATGTCACCAAAAGCGGTACACGAGCAACGTGCAGGATGTTGTCCTGCTCGCTCTGACTCTGCCAGTGTTTGATATTCAGGTGGGCCAGTTCAAGCAGCGGCGGTTTACCGCGCATAAATCCTGTGCTCTTAGTGTAAAAAGTGACGAGCGGAATATCCTGTCTGCTGGTCTCCCACGCTTCATGTAACAGCCAGACGTTTTTATCCTCTATCCCAACACCTTTGCGCCAGATTTCTACTTTACCAGGCAGGATGTAGCGGATTTGCTCTATCTTTTTCTGACCGAAACTCTCGCCGTCAATAACCACAACCTCACGGATACGTAACTCAGTCAGCACCACCCGACCGTTTAACGGCTTAGACTTCCAGCCGATCACCTGTTTAGGGTTGATCATCGTCACGTAAGGTCGTGCGCCAAAGGCGATTTCATCAGCGCGGGTGCGTACTGTCGTTTTATCGATGCGGGGATAATCCACCAGCGCATGAGCGAGTCCATACTGCAAACCCAGACTAAAAAACTCCTGCGCCCACACGTCCAGGCGATTACCGGCCATATCAAAGTTTTTTGTGTACTCGACAATTGTTTCTGGCGTTTCCTCACTGAGTTGAATCACGTCAGCAAAAACGCGCCCACAGTTTTGTTTGATCGTTTCCTCGTACGCCGGGAGTAATGTCGAAATAGCCAGACGGCGCTGATAATCCTCTTTCTCCTCATTAATCCAGCGCGGCATATAAATTTCACCGAGCTGGCGGATATAAAATGTGCCGCCCATCAGCGCATCATTGAGATCCCACGCGTCCAGCATGTCGTTGTAATCGAGATTCGGGGTAGAAATATCTGGCATATTTAAATCCGCAGTTTTGTGACTTTTCCGGTCGGTTTAACTATTGGGAATTGTTTGATGATGAAATACCCACCAGCATCGTTTGGGTGGTCATTGTCATCCGATTTATCAGGCTCGCCGTTATCGCCCCATACCTGCTGCTCCAGCGCCTCAGCGTAAACAGGACAGCGTTTAACGTTCACCTTGTAGCGCCGCACGCCGTTGCCGTTGCAGAACATGGCGTTCATTGAGTTAACGCGATCTTTTACGGGAGGGTTTGCGGCATTAACGACAACGGTGAATCCAGCCTGCCTGAGCTGGGCTATATCCGTCGCGCTGGCGTTGACTGATTTCCGGGAATCACCCGAGGCATCGGGATAAATATAAATTTCGCGTGTTTTGCGATAATTGTTGCCGTCATACAGCCAGAACCGCTCTTTAATCATGCGGATCATGTCTGGCGTATCCATGCCTTTTGTTATCTCAGTAACAGCACACGGCAGGCCCAGGCGGAGAACGTGAACGATCCCCGTCATTTTCCCCACGTTGAAGTCCATCCCGATATAGAGCGGTTCCCCTGGCTGCTCCACTTCATCGCAGTTATTCAGCACGCGATCAAACTGGTGATAAATGGTGCCGCTAACGAGGTTAGTGAATTGCCCCCTGAGGTAGGCTTTGATCAGCTCGGGTGGATAGCTGGCCATCAGGGACGGGATATAGTCAGCCGGGAGATTTTTCTCGTTATCAAACGTGGACGCCTGAATGAGACCGTACATTCCAGCAAGCTCAGGTTTTTCACGGATAGCTTTAACAAACTGCTGATAAACGAACTTGAACCCCTCAGGGGTCGTTGTCACGTCAATGCCGTTGAGAAGTCCCGGAACTTTATAACGCATACGGGCGATTATTTTTCGCCAGGCCATTTGCGCTTTTTTAGTTGGCAGAACGTCCAGCTCATCGATCAGAGCCTTACCGATTTTAAAACCGACTATCGTCTGCGGTTTTTCCATCGACCGGCATAGCGTGGTTCCCCGGTACTGACGCCCTGCGTAAAAATGGACCTCTTTGTTGCCCTCGTTGATTTTGGTCTTCAATCCCCAATCAAACGCAACCTCTTCAATCGTTGGATAAAAAATGTCGCGTATCTGAGGATATGTCGGGGCGAAATACCCCTGATTAATTTTCGGATGCTCCCAGACCCCTTTGCACAGCCCGCCGCAGCCGACCCACGTTTTACCGGAACCGAACCCGGCGACATAGGCTTTGAACTTATGCGGCATTGCGAGGAACCGCGCCTGAGGAATATTAAGTTGAGGTGAAATCCCCGTCATCGTCATCCCTCACGCGTGCATCCACGACGTTAATGTTTATCGCTACCGGCAAAGGCTCCTCATCCTCCTCATTTTTCGCGGCCAGTTGTTTTCTCAGAGCCTCAATTTCGGCCTGTAGTTTTTCGTTCGCCAGGCGCGTTTGCTCTGCCCTGAGTAACCGCAATTCGCGTTCCTGCTCACTGACCGCCAACTGGTGGAATGCCGCCAGATTTTTCAGGGCTGCATCCTGATCGCGCATTATTATTTCAATGCCGAATTTTGATTTTTTTACCCCAGCAATGAGTCGGCGTGATGGGCCTGTTATGTCGCGGGTATCAGCCAGATAAACATCTGCCACCCCCTCACCGGCACAACGTGGGCAATCAGGATTGGGATCATCGTTATCAATAAATCCCAGGCCGCCGTATTCAGGCTGAGGTTTACCATCCGCCAGGGCTTTTTCTGCTGCGCGGTCATATTCATCGATATCACGCCACTGATAGAGAAATCGTTCACCCCAGCAATGCCTGCAGCAGCATCGGCGCATCTGAGAAATTTCACCGGGATCGGCAATAGCGATTTCATGCCAGTGCCGTAATACCTCCTGACCGCTCAGTACGGCGTCTTTGTGCAGCTGCTCCAAGCCGCGATTAATTGCCCGTGTGATGTTGGGTTTTCGATAGAGCATTCTGGCGGCGCGGTCACCCCCGGTGTAGCCCGCTTTTTTATAGGCAGCATATTTGTCCCGCGTCTTTAAAAACTCGGTCACGAAGGTTTGTTGCTGCGCATTCAAATCTGCGCAAAATGAGGAAGCTCTCGGATCCTGCGCATTTTTCTTTTGCGCAGCCGTTGCAGGCTCAGCCTTCTGGCTGGTTGAGGCTTTAGAAGTTTTTTGCGCAGTTCCTTTCGAAGATTTTTGCGCAGTTTTTTTTACCGGCTTTTTAATATAGCGGCGAGCGCTGCTGTAGTTTAATCCCTCCTGTTCACACCATGCTTTGGGTGATATACCCGTACTGGCATGAGCAGCAGCAAACTGAGACTGCAGCGCCCTCCAGTCGGGTTTGCTCATCCATCAGTCCTTACTGGCAGATAATCTCATTAGTTCGTTATATGCGCTGGCATCACCTTTGCGCGCACGTTCATATAACGCACGCCGTAGTTCTACTTCGCCTTTCGCCCGCCCCTTTCTCATGGCATCCCTGAATGAGCCCATCAATTCACGGTTCTGCCTGAGTTCAGCCAGCTCGATATTGAGCACGTCAGCTATCTGCTGTTCGGTCATTCGGAAAGCGGCAAGAGATTCAATTTTTGACAATGGGAGCATGATTACCCCCTGTCGGTCGGCAGGCGTTTTTTATATTTTTCGTGGAGAATTTTTACTGCGGTGCTGTTCCATCTGATCCGGTGGTGGATCCGCTCATGGGCTAAACCCATTGTTGATATTTTCACGCATGATGGCGCGTACATCACCGAGTAGAAACTTTTGACGTATGTTCCTGATGCCAGATACAGCTCAGTCATTCCCCCACTGTTCGACTGAGTGGGTTTCTGCAGTAGCTGGACGGCTCCAATAGTCAGGAACAGCTCACCACGGCGGCCGAGTGTCGTGTAAGTGTTCACGTCTTCATTAATGCGGCCAATAAACTCGAATGGCCTGTCAGTGGAGCAAATCAGGCTATTCATGGCTTTCCGCTTTAACCACGAGGCGTTATCAGAATCTCCAAGAAAATCTCCACCCTGAGCCATTGCGATGGTTTTAGCTGGGATTGCCTCATAATACTCAATCATTGCCTCCAGCACCGGATCGAGTCGGGTGATCAGGCAGTAATCTTTTTCGAGGTTCTTGCCAACCCTGAACTGAAACGCCGTGTAATCATCGTCCAGCTCAATAAAAAATTTGCAGCCCACTTTTTTTGCCAAATCGAAACATGCGTTGCGAGCGTAGAAAATAGATCTCCGGTCACCAAAATTATCAGCTTCATCGAACCGGCTGGCGATATCGCTTTTTGAGAAAATCAGCAATTTGTTGCCGAACAATTCCTGATAACGCTCCCGGGTGGTGTCCTCATCGTCAATGACGATAAAAAACTTGCCCGTATAGCCGGATTTTTTTAACAGGTTCAGCGTGTAGATTTTATCCGGGCGCCCGTGACTCAGGATGAATGCGCAAAAATCATCACGCATGCTCTTCTTCCCCTTCGCCGTGGACTATCTCAACCATCTTTTTGGTTAGATGAACGAATCCATGCTCTATCGCTTTTTCATAGTCGATGATGACCAGAGCCGACTCTTCAAACAGCGCCTGAACCTCAGCACTCGCCGATGCGTAGTAATCAGCGATTTTGTTGAAATGGAACACTGTGTGGCGCTCTGCTGCGCTGAGCAGAAATCTTTCAACCTCAGGCGGGAGTTCTGCCGCCTCAATGCGCCCACGCAGATCCTGCGTTTTATTTTCGTCATACAGCTCTGACACTGCGGGGACCGTTTCGGATGGCTCGTAAACCGGTGTGTCGATTTTTGCAGTGTAGGGATCATCATCATTCAGGGTTGAGGTTTCGGCCTCCACCAGCAAATCGTCGATTTCCTCCAGGCTGAATCCCGTCAGACCGATATCGAACTGCGCATCCATCAACTCAGCAAATTCCAGCCTTAACAGCTTAGTATCCCAGCCTGCATTCAGCGCCAGCTTATTATCAGCTATCCGGTATGCCTGTTTTTGCTCCGCAGATAATCCAGTCAGGATTATGGCCGGCACATTAGTTAAACCGAGCTTTTCAGCGGCCATTACACGGCCATGCCCTGCTATCAGATCGCCGTATTCGTCTATCAGGACAGGATTAGTCCAGCCGAACTCGGTAATGCTGGACGCAATTTGCTGCACCTGTGCCTCTGAATGGGTGCGCGCATTACGTGCATGGGGGATGATTTCGCTCAACAATCGGTAAATGATTGTGAGCTGCTGAGCGTTTTCTGTTGTGGTCATTTCTGAGAATCCAATAAAATAGCCCGGCTCTGCAGAGCGAGCTGGGCCTTGGTTCATACTCATCATGACTGTTCCGTGGGTATGGATGTCTGCTGGCAGTTACCGCTGCCAGCAGTCGCCCACCTTCATATTTTTTTACGGCGTCAATGCCAGTTGCATCTGTGATGATCCCGCCGCTGCCCGCCCGTAAATCTCTCCCGTCGCTGTGTAAGAGTTGTTTTTTTCACCACCAGCATAAATCGGGTGACCTAACAGGTTTTCGGGCGGAATGCCGGTTGATTCACAGATATCCCCGTAACCGGCAACAGCTGTGATCAACATAGAATCGGCACCGCTCGCAATGAGCGTCCAGGACGTTCCCACCGTTTTATTTTCAGTAGACATTTTTTCCTCTCATTCAGGGTGCGGCGACTGCGGTGATCACCAGCGTAGAAACCATGTCGCGCAACGTCACCGTCAGCGTGCAGGTTCCAGCTATGAGTATGCTCACGGCAGCCTGACCACCAGCGGATGTGCTTATATGCTGCACCATGCTGGGGTTTGATATCGTCCAGACAGCACCATCTGCACGCCCGATTTGAGCGCCAGTTTCTCCGCTGACGAGGAATGCTCCAAGATATTGCCAACCTTTAGGGGCGGTTGCGTTCAGCATCGTGTAATGCGTGCTATCTATCTGCGCTACGAACCACGGCGACGTGGGTGTTTTGTTGCTGTCGTTCTGGATAAATATCGTATCCGCAGGCGGTTTGACCTGCCCGCCAATAACGATAGCGCCGGGTACTGATATTCCCGGCATATTGGTGCCACCTATGACAGTGGCATCGGGTGTCGAAATCATTGGTTACTCCAATTAAAAAAACCGCCTTAATCAGCGGTTTTATTTAATTATTGACAAGTTATATTTTGCGAAATACTAAATTTCTCGTTTCCAGAGTAATTCATACGGTTTGCCTGTTCGCACAAAATCGATCTGCATTACACCCGGGTTTAGCACATCGGGCACCATGCGGCGAATGTTTCTTTCGTAATCAGGCTTGGTTAAGATACTGCCAATCTCTCTTCCTACGCGGGTAAAATCAATATGTTCCCAACCTTTGCTCGCGATCTGATTCAAGTGAATGAGAATACCCATATCGTCAATAACAACTGGTGCCCAAGGAGATCCTTTTTCCGTAGGTTTATACGGTGGAATAAACTGGGTAGATGTTGATGAGGCCATTAAGCCAGCTTCAACAAGCCGTCGCCATCTCAAAAAACCATCACCTATTCTCCACTCATCATTGTAACTAACAGCCTCTCCTAGGCTAAGTGCCCAAGCATGCGTAAAATCCAAGGCAACATTTTGGTCCAACTCACTCAAAACACGCAGTGTAGTTAATCCAAAAGATTCAGGTCTGGTAACTTGACCTGCCAGAATTCGACCGAAGAGATCCTGCAACCGTTCTGACGATGCATCCTCTGCAAAGCGTGTAAAAACATTCATCCAATCATCGTTAGGAGCTGAACATTTTTCCGGGTCAATTCCGGATAGAGATGTTGGTAAATGGCTTGCAGCACTTCTTGCAACATTAATTTTATTTTTAGCCTTACGTAACACAGTAGGTGTATATGCTTCAGCGGCAATGACAGCTAACTCTGGGTCGCTTCCTAGCTTTTCAACAGAACGCTTTGCTAGGGCTTCGGAAGTCAAAGTTCTTGCTGCTGTAGTATCTCTTATCGACTGAGCTATCTGATTTAGCTTTGCAGCAGGAATAGCTACAAGGCCTCCCAATAGCTCAGAGCATGCATTAAAGAATGGTTTTTTAATGGCGTCTGGGACGCCAATAACTGCATCAGTTACATCAGATAACAGTGTAGATTCAGGCTCGCTTTCCATTTCTCCCCCCTTTAAATTTTCAAACCAAAACATTTGGTTTCATGGATAGATTAGCAATAGTGTGAAGGGGGGGCATCTTATTTGATTAGAACTGACGTTTTCATCGTTAATTTACTTTAATTAAGAACAATTTCTCTCAAACGTTTCATTATGGGTCAGAATTTGTCTCTGGGTCGGGGCGCTCATCACGTCGATATCATGGTTACTGACATAAATGGGCCGCATCCACTCACAACCATTATCAATCACCCTGACGCCGCCACCGTTCCCGCAACCGCTCAGAGACAGTAGCGTCAGGCTGGCTGTTAATATCCTGCTTAACCTCGACAGCATTTTTCA